CTGTATTAAACAACAAACTTGCAAGTACTCCATTCCATCCTCCATATATAACAATGTTTGCTGTTACTGGAAGCCATGAGAATGTTTTTTCTAAAGATTCTATTAACCAAACTTTACTGTTAATTTGTCCTTTCCAAAAACTTTCAAGTGTGCGATGTTGATTATCGCTGTTACGAATTGCATCCATCCAAAATAAAACATCTTGTATATCAACTTTCAAACTGCGCTCCTAATTTGTCAAACGTTCCACACTGTTTACTACATTCTATTAGAGGATCATTATTCCAAGTTTCTGCTATTTTATCAAAATACCCACTGTTAAAAATTTCACCCAAGGAATGACTATTTAGATCTGGTAATACTCCAATTTTATCCATATAATCAATTCGCCGATTTTGCTTAGGCAGTATCCAATCAAAGTCTAACCAACAGCACGGAGTAATTTTACCACACGAGGATACATAGAAATTTTTGTTCTTCTGTGCTTTACATTTTATCTCTGGTTTAACATCTGTAATGTAACCAGTTACCTTACTCATCATATCTTTGCTTTTTTGTGTAGGGTATAAGATATGTGTAGTTTTACCTACATCGTCAAGTACATTGAATTTACCTTTTTCAAATCTAGTAGTATGTTTAATTTGAAATTTTTTAAATCCAAGCTCTTCGCTTAGTTTTTTACATTTTTCTATTTGATGCTCGTTATGATCAAACACTAACATATGCCATTCAGCATATCCACCAGCTTGTATAAAGTCATAAGCATTGTCAATTATCTTATCAAAGTCTGTGTTAATTCGATACAAATTATGAGTGTCTTCTAACCCGTCTATACCAAATACTGTTCGAACATTTGCACGGGCTAGACCTTGCCACCATGATTTATCTCTTGCACTACCGTTTGTGTGCATTGATAATTGTATTAAAGGATTTACTGTTCTAAGATATTCAAAGATTTCTAAACAGTCTTTAGCAATAATAGGATCACCTAAGTTACCACACATAAACAAACTATCTAGTTGTTTAATAAATGAGTCAGGAAACCAAGACTTAAATTTGTCTAGATTAATTTCATCTAATTTAATTAACGGATTAATTACACCGCCGTTTATCCTTCGAGGACACATAGGACAACGAGCCTGGCACTTGCTGGTAATTTCTAAGTGTATGTCTCGTATATCTTCTAATTTATACATTTTTCATCTTTGGTATTTTGCTATCTGCGCTACTAACGCAACTAGGTGTTACACAGTGTTTTGCTGATTTAAAAATATCAAACCCATGCTCTAATGTTCCTAAAGGTTGTTCGTAACAACTATAGCTACGCTTTACTTCGTTTTCTCGAATTACTATTCCTTGATATCCTGCATTACATAACCAACCTTTAAATTTATTAAATCCAAATGCATTGAATCGCTCAGCTTGATCTATATAATACTTATTACCTGTTGCATCCTCTAATTCAATTTGAGATACATTTTCGCTTTGCCACACTTGCGGAAACCCTATTTGCATTTTATCAATTTGATCCGTTGTGTATTCATTTATTACAAAACTTGCGGTGGGGTCACTTTGAGGTTTTAAAGTAACATTAATACCTCGTTCAGCAAATCTTTCACATCTAGCATATAAGTCATCAAACTGATTAGGAACCATAACTTGATTAATGGTTACAAATACTCCATTGTTTATAAGATATAAACATTTGTCGCCAAACTCTTGCTCTTTTGCAAACTCAGCATGATAACTTGCTGTAATACTTCTTCGCTGTAAAGAGTCTGTAGTAGTTAACCAATTGTTCCACCATTTACTGCCAGGGGATAAATTAGTGGTCATGTGGATGCTTTGATACAAAGCATTACTATCCGCACAGTAATGTTCTATAATTTTATCAAATTGTTTGTAAGCAGTAGGTTCGCCGCCACTAAAACTAAAATGAAAATCTGGAAAATTATTTGCGCGAGCTTGAGCTTTTATACTGTCAATAGTACGTAGGTATAATTCTAATTCTTGATGATCTGGTTTGTCAGACCTAGCATAGGGCCAGCAATAGGAACAATTATAATTACAGAATCTTGCAAGGATCCACGATACTGTAAAAAGACGAGTATCTAATAAAGTTTTTTGACCAAAGCGTACTATTTGTTCAAAAGGTATTTTTTGAAAATTGTTCATTTAACCATTCGAAGTCATTTATCTTCGCTAATTCACTAGGTGCATTTTGCCAAAACAAACCAAAATATTTTCCAGCAATAGCTCCCAGATGTGCATATTTGCCGTATGGCGCTGACTCATTTAATGTACACCACGCTTCTAGTCTTAACTGAGTTTCTATATCGTCTTGCCTATCGATTGTTTTGCTTGATAATTTTACACATTCTCTAAATGCACTTTTCCACGTATTAAACGGATCAGTATTAAATGCTGTAATATTAGATATTTCAGGCATTGCTTTAAACAACGTACTAATACTTGTTGTCATATCAGTTTTTGATGTATCCATGTTTATTGTTAATTTACGAGGAAGTAGTTTAACACCTCCGTAACCATAAACTAAATCGTTAACAGGATTTATACTGCGCCATACATGTACTGTTTCTAAATCCCATTCAGGAACAACATAATCAAATTTAAAATCTTCAACTATTTCTGCATCAGCATCTACGACCCAAAACATCTTTGTAAAACACAATTTTGCCGCTTGGATGTGTGCTTGATGAATTCCTTTTACTCCGTGAACTCTTTTAGCTGTAGGAAATTTAGACTTTAATCTTTCCCAATTAATGTCTGCATAAGGTTCTTGATAAGAAATAAAAATGATATCATACATATTATTATTATACTATTATTTTAAAGTATTGTCAACCATAGGTCGTCGTATAAAAAATCACAATTCTTACAGTAATCAATACTATCAAAATTTTTGTTAGCATGTGCATCACGTAATTTATTGTATGCTTCTCCGTTCCATATTTCTTCTATTGATTGTGTTTCTACATGTCCTAGCACACTTAAACTTTCGTTTGGTGGACCCATTGTTTGACAACACGAAGTAACTGCGCCTGTAAGACCATTATTGCCACCGGCTCGGATTGTAATTTCAGGAGCAAATGGTCTACCACAAGTTCTACGTTTTTTAGGATCTCTAAAATATACAGGAGTATAATTGCCACTCCAGTTGTGCATTTTCCATATGTATCCTAACGTTCCAGTTGGGCCAATAAAATTATTACGGTACTGTTCAACTTCGTAATCTATTTGCGTATTATCTAATATCAAATGATAACTAGACAGTATACATTTGCTGTTAGATTTTTTAATATACTCTTTGGCCTTTATTACATTGGTCTTTAGTAAATCAAAATTATCAACATTCATCCACTCACGATATTTTTCTTTATTGTATCCAATACAGCTAAATCTTGCAAAACTTAGTCCAGCGTCTACACAATCTTGCATGAAATGACCGCTGAAAAAACTTCCATTAGTATACATAAAACTAGGAAAATTTCGTTTAGTGCATGCTTCTATGTACAAAGGCAAATCTTTAGCAAGAGTAGGTTCGCCACTACCTTCAAGATTAATAACTGGATTACCTGGTAACTGATCTAATATATTTTCAAACATATTAAGTGGCATTTTACGTGTCCAGGCCTTGCCTCTACCTTCAGTCTGTGGACACATTTGACAGGTATAATTACATCCCCCAAAAACTTCAACTACTGCACGTTCTAGATTAGGTACGCTCAATTTTAACTCCATGTCCTTCAAAATTATTAAACGACGGTAATAGTAGCATTGCTTTTACCTTTGTATCCATAGACTGATCTTCAATAGTTATTTTTATGCGTTTTTTTTCAGTTTTTAATATTTTTGTTTCATCATATCCTAACTCAGCTAAATCAAAATTAGCTTCAATCTTAGTTTTTCTAAAAAACTTTTTCATCTGTGCATGTGTCTCGACCATTGCAGGTTTAATAGTAAATCCATCTAAATGAACATGCGGTATATAATGACCGCGTTCATCTGTAACTACTAAAAAAACTTTAGAGCTATTAGTATATTCAGCAATTTCTTCTACTGTGTTAAATTCTTTTATAAATTGCATAGGTTGACCGCCTGTATTAAAACAAAGACAATCTATTTCATCGGGTGCAAAATATTTTATAATTGCTTGTCTTGTTCCACCCGGATGTATTCTCCAGTCAAGAGACACAGGACTCCAATGAACCCCAACTGGCTTTCTTAGACCGCCTTCAGTAAAAAATCCATGTGTAAGCCAAACTGCTTTTACATATCCTTCAATTTCTTCTTGATATCTGTTATACACAGGATCTGTGTGAGATAACCATATAGTAGGTTCTACTTCTTTATTAATACCGTATTGAAAATAATTTATTAAGTAGTTTTCGTAGTTTTTAATTCTGGGCCAATAACTTAACATGTGTTTAGACACACGAGCTATACCTAATATTTCGTCAGGTTTCTTAATATTCCAAAATTCATTTCCAGCATTTTCCCATATACCATTAATAAAATTAGCCATTCCATTTACTCCACATACGTTCTAACATAGGAAAATAACCAATATCAGTATGTCTGTAGTCGTATTCTATGCGTTTTTTATTAAATTCAATTGAGTAAAAATCTGTATATTCTTTAAAAAAATCTACTGCCTCAGTATATGGCATATCAATAATTTTTCCCACAGGTGCATAACCAAGTGCAAGCTGTTCGTCTGTAGGATCTACTCCTCTTGCTTCTAACCATTTTGTAAAATTGTCATCCATAGGCAATTCATAGCCTGTTCCAAAGTAACAATTAAACTCGCCGCTGATTATTCTGTGTTCTGAAATGCCATTTGCTTCTACTATATTATCATTGTCAAGATATGCTTCGTACCATGTCTTGCCTGTTTGCGCATAATGAAGATAAACTAAACCATCAGTAATGTCTCTAGTAAAATTTCGTTTTTCTTCTAGAGGAATTTCAATACGATCTGTTACTCCAAGTACATTATAATAAAAATATCCGTTGGTCCATTCAGGGCTATTTTTTTCTGTTTCATACCATGCCTCTAATTCATGGCAACAATGGTTAAGCATAGATATTGCATTTCTTGTTTCCCCATTAGCTTTAGCTAAAACAGTACCTGGTTTCCATAATTGTCCTTGTGTTATTTCAAAATGATGATGTAGAACATTAAGAAGATCTTGATTGTGTTCGTATCTTAAAGAACTAAAATCTTCATTAATTCTATATGCTTTATAATAATTTATTGTTTGGATACTCCTATCTAAATCATTACAAATATGTTCTCGCGTTCTGCAATCGTTATGAAACCCTAACAAACTAAAATTCTTTTGAAATATTTTGTTATTATGTGTTAGTAATAAATGATCTAATTGTTTAGTCCATGCAGATGCCAATGCTGTATCATCAGGTTTAATCTGAAGATATTTTATTTGATTATCTTTATTTCTAAAACCAAGCTCTATCATATATTGCTCTTTTAATTTGCTCTGCATGTGCATGTTGAGAACGTATACCAGGATGCATTTTATCTCTAGCGCATTTATCATCAATATTAGGAAAAGGTTTTATTGTTTCATTAGGGTACATAACCTCACATAAATCGTTTAGTGGATAATCCCAAGAACATAAAATTATTTTTATATTTTTATGTTCTGCTAAATCATGTATCCAGTTTACATAAGATACTGCTTGTACTATATAATATTCCTCGTCTAAAGCAGTAAGCTGATTACTTAATTCTTCATACTGTTGATGCGGCCATTGGGGTATAAGATTAACAATTTTACCTTGATCGTCAAGATACATTTGTCTATGCCATTGCGGCAAGGTAAACACAGCATAATCAAGATCTATTACTTTAGAGGCAGCACTAAACGTTTTTGCCACCCTTTGTAAAGAAGATCCACCTATAGCTAAATTAAAACAATTAAGGTCAAACTGCTTTGAAACCATACTAACAAATGTATCTTTATATTCTATACCTTCACCAAATGTAAAACTACAACCAAAAAATCCAATTTTAGGTCTAGGAGAATTAAAGTCCCATATTTCTCTAAAATTGTATCTATTGATAACGTACTCCCAATCTCCAGGTTTTACTATTTTTTCCTCTGCTGAATTCATACCTA